TTGCTTTCTTGTTCGCCATTATCCTGTTCCTCTTCTTGTGGTGGTCTTCCACCGTCTTCGGGGTTTGCTGCACTACCCGCAATATTAGCTGGTACTCTTAGATCGTCGTGTCCTTCTAAAGGATCTCGTCCTAATTGTACTCTTGCCTCGTTTGGTGTCATAATACCTGTGTTAACCAGAGTTGCGTAATACGCTGCTTGGTCTCTCAATTCTGGCTGCAATGCTGGAATGTCACTAACATTTTCAACAAGTGCAAAACCAAAATATCTTTCAAAAGCATATGATATTTTTCTTACTATTGGAAGAACTGTCTCTAAATAGTAAAGTCTGTGGTTGGGTCTAATATTAGCATTATTCCCACCATCTAGAAGTATAGGTGGAACACCCATTGCTTCTAAAATTATTTTCTCATTCGCTGCGATTGATGTCTGGAAATCCAATTCTTTGAAATTAATCTTTGATAAAGCATCAACTTCGAGTCCACCATCTAAAATAAGAGGGCGTTTACCGCCATTTTTTGGATTGTACCTAGTAGACCAAGCTTGCAGCATTCTTTCTTTAATTCTATCAGAAAGAGTGTTAGGGCTCTTAAGTACTAATCCTGGAACTGCTCCATTCTTGAAGAAGTTGTCTTGAAACTTCCTCATGCTATCTAGCAAATACATCGTTCTATACGCTGGCTTCAACCTAGGGGTTCCACGATATATTGATTTAAATGAGTTTTCTTTAATATGTATAATTTCTTTCGTAGAATAGTCAACATGACCATCATATTCGAATTTCTCAATGTAAGTGCTAGTATCTGAATGAATTGTTACATTCTGTGCTGGAAGATGATATAAATGTCTTCCATCAAAATATACGAAAATATTACCGTCTATAAGTAAATCAATTATAAGATTTCTCTTGAATGTATTGATATCTTGAAACGGATTCGGTTCTTTATTAAGTAATAAGTCTACACGCGTTTTTCGAATATTTTCTACTACAGGTGCAATACCATTTACTTTTAGTCCGACATCAAATTTTATATCTGATGCATCGTCTACTATCATATTTACAGCTCTGTTAACTACTTCTAGTTCTTCATAAGCTGATCTGTAATTGTCTTTGTTTTCACGGGTGTCAATTGTTAACCCTTCTTCAAGGCCAATAAACGTTTGAGCAGGATTTAATTTCTCCTCATCAACGCTTCTGCCTAAAAATCTGTCATACCATGCCATGTTTTTCTCTCTGTTTATCCACCCATCTTTTTTGCTTAAGTGCTGTCACTAGTTTAGGTCTCTTGCCATAAATACTGTGAAGCCTTTGATGGTGGGCTTTGCATAGTGTAGCAGCTTCATTGTAAATCTCATTAGTAAATTCTTCAATAAAGTTTTCACGGATTTCCATAATCTCATCGGCTGATTTTATCGTAATTTTATTACGCTTCAACCAAGTTTCAAGCAACTCAGTCATTCCGTAAAAGTGGTGAAAGTCTAAATGTTCTGTCTCTCCACAGATAAAGCACTGGGTGTCTTTCTTATATTTAGATTTCGCTTTGTCTCTAACGTACTTGACTAAATCTCGTTTTAAATCCATAAATTCCTATTTATATAAAATTATACCAAAAATTCACCTTCATGTCAACATTTATTTTTAGGCAGGTCAAATCTAAAACGTACTTGCAGATGTCTCAAATGTATACAGCGCATATCTCAGAGCGTCTGACATATGACTTGCCATATTGTGTTTTGGCTTTTCTTTAAGTAAATTTGGATTTGGATCCCACTGATATTGGTCAACTGCTGACAAAGATGATGAACATCTTTGATCTATTATCAATTTATCATTATCTATGATACCGGCCGCATGCCCAATACCGTCTAGTACTGATTTTTTCGCATTAATAGTAGAAATATCGTAATTCTGAGCAAAATCAAACCTTGTTTGCTGTGCTGCAGAGTCAATATAAATGTAGTCAATGCTATATTTATCAATTAAACGGCGAATTTCTGTGGCATGTTGTTCTGTAGTTCTTTCAGCGTCCATGTATTCATCTATAAGATAAAATTTTTGTTGATCCCAGTCGTATGCTATAACGCACAGCGCTGTTGGATCTTTATATCCAACATCAAGCCCTGCGAATACATCCATTCGACTAGTATCTAACTGACTGAGGTCTGCGACACACTCTTCAAAATTAAAATTCCAAACCTGTCCTTCATAAGTATTAAAATCTGCTAAATATTCTTGAGCAAATTCTGCTGAGGACATTGATCTTTTTGCTTCAATGATATCTTCATCACTAAAGCGTGGGTTTTCATGATAGGTTGCTCTAATAGAACACCAATCTCTAAATTCATCACTAAACCCTCTGTGATAAAAGTCTGCAAACCAGTTATTTCTTCCACGAGGGGTAGAAATAAATACGGCTTTGCTGTTGTCTTTGTCTAATGTAGGACGAAGTGCTACATTAAAAGCGTCTTTTCCATCAGCTAGTGCTGCTTCGTCAAAGATTATCAAATCATATGATCTACCAACGGTAGAATCTACTTGATTTACTGAACCCATTCTTATAGTAGACCCATTAGATAACTCTATTACTTTATCTTTTGCATTATCCTTTGTAACTTCTAAGTCAAAATGTTTGATAAGTTGTCTTTGTAAGTCAAAAGAGATTTGAGACAAAGAGTAGTTGGGCGACATTATTAATATGTTTGATCCTGGCACGAGTGAAACAAGTTGTCCGATGACATTTGCAATATACGTCTTGCCCTGCCTTCTAGAAATAGCGGCACATATGAATCTATACTTTGGGTTGTTTACAGCATTAATTAATGCTTTTTGGGAAGTATTAGGTGTTATACCTAATAAATCTAAGTAGGCATCTATCGGGAGTTTTATGAACCTGTCCGCTGTGGGAAAGTCCATAAAGGTATCACTAAGGACATCTTTTCTACTAATATCTAACATTAGTGTAGAGTTCGTTTAATTGTTTTACCTAATAGAGTTTCTTCTGTTAAAACTCCCTCCTCTTGAGCGATATGTAATAAGTATAAGTATCCCATACATATTTCACTCAGCATTTGATCTTGGTCTGTGATAAACTTCTCAGCTTCTGCTTTTTTATTAAGCGAAGACAGAGTGCTACTACAAGTAATAGCTACTCCCTCCAACCAAGCTTCTTTATCAATCATTGATAGACTATACCAAGACCTAATACTTCTGCATGTGCAGCAAATATTTGGTCTGTTTTATCTTTTCTGATGAAAGTAACTTCACCTGGCGCTAGTGTGAAAGACCCAAGAGTGGTGTCTGCTGCATTTGCAACAGTTATTAATCTCATAGTTGAGCCTGAGTTCACAAGTCTAACTTCGGTTGAATCATTAAATGTAGAAGCTGCACCAACACTAGTGCCACACGCTGCTTCAACGTTAATTATTTTGAAAGACATTTATTTCTCCTTTGTACTTTTAGTACTCTTTGCTTTTCGTTTAGCTTTTATCATAGCATCGTGTATATCAACGTCTCCGTCCATATCTACATCTTTACCACTTATTATATTCCAAACTTTTGAAGCTATTTCTTTTATTTTATTTACCATTTTACCTTGTTTGCCCAGTAAGCGGCTGACATCTTACCTTTGGCTATGTTTTTTGCATGCCTTGCTTTAAAAGACTTGCGTTTCATTTTCATTCTACGAGATTCGCCAGCCTTAGGTTTTCCCGCAGTCTTTGCCCCTTTTTGTCCAAAACGAATTGTTTTGATTCTATTTCCGACTTTTGCCACAACTATATGTGACTTGGTCTTGTGTCCGGGCGTACGCTTTGGTTTGTTATATCCTGATACGCCCGCTCTTTTTAATCTAGGATCTCTTTTTCTTGTTGTTCTTCTTCTTACTACCATTTTTGTATCCTGAAGCGTAAATTGCTTTACCTTGTCTTTGGGCTGCCTTTTTAGTTTTGTAAACCTTTCCAGATTTACCCCAACGGTAGCCTCCTTTAACCTTTCTTACGGGCACGTCTAGCCTTCCTTATTCTTCTAGCTGCAAATGTTTTCACATTTGTAGGCTTTCCGCCCACACCTTGCTTCTTGGCTCGTTTTCTTCGAACGGCTGATCTAATTTGACTCTTTGACATACGAGCTGCTTTTGCAGCAGGTACACATTTAGGATATTTCCCTTTTTTAGTGCTTGGTCTACCACATTTATGATAGCCGCCGCCCTTTTTAGGTCTGCCAATATCAACCCAGTTCTGTTTGAACCATTTGCCTAATCCACCTCTAGCCATTATCTTCCCACTTTTCGCATAGCGGCTTTATGAGCTGCAGTAAAAGACTTGCCTTTACGCATTTGAGCTCTCATAAATGCCATATGCTTCTTAGTGTGGTGACTAGAATGTTTTCTCAAAGTAGCTTGTTGTCTCTTTGTTAGTTTTTTTGTTGTCTTTCTAGCCACGACGATATCTCCCACCTCTTTTCTTATACTCTCGTACAAGCCAAGCATTAGCATATGCACTGGGATAGACTGCAAACTTTCTTCGTGTTGCAGCCTTTACCCTGGCATATAACTTTTTATTAGTAGGTATATTACGTTTTTTAGTAGAGGCCTTACGGCGTCTGGTTCTTCGTCTAGCAACCATGATGCCTCATACCCTTGCGCTTTTTCTTACCGTTCTTTCTTTTCTTTTTTCCCTTTTTAGGTTTTGTATGATAAGGCATTTACTCCTCCTTCCAACATGTCCAAGCACCATAAGCTAATCCAGCTACGGCTAAGATCTTTGCTAGTCCACCAGTGAATAGCACTAAAGCACAAACAGCAATAATTACTGCTCCATCCCAAGAGGTTCTCTCAGAAACTCTATCTTTTATCCAATCCATCTATTTCTCCCTATTTTGAGCATAAATGCTCGCATGACAATTATCTTTTACGACGCTTGTTCATTTTTTTCTTACCATTTTTGCCTTTTCGGCCTTTCTTTTGCTTTGCAAGAATTGATTTTTGCAATGCTTTTGGTAATTTTTTCTGTTTTGCTGTTAAAGCCATTATCTCTCCCATTTACCCTTAGGGCATGATGCCCTTTTTAGCCTTGTTTTAAGTGGCATAAAACATTTACATGCTTTACACACCTTAAACTTGTTTAGCTGATCACAACTATTACAAATTTTAATTCGTTTTTTGTGCATCAGGTGAGGTAATAGTCTTATAGTAGACTACAACATCTTTTAATTCGGTAATGTACCTTTTCAGTTCTTGCATATTGACAGACATAAGTTCATAATCAGGTACTGTCATAGCTAGAAAGAGTATTTCTCCTTCTTGTTTTTCAATTCGTGCTAATTGTTCTTCCCAGTTGTCTGGAGTTACAACTATCCATTGCGGCACACCTAAATTTATTTCACGAGGCATGACTGGTTGAACAAAAGTTCTTTCAAGTGGTTTAGCTGTAACTTCTATCTGTTTAGTTTTTGGCAGAAGACTGCAGCTGGAGGCCATCATCAAGATTGTCAACGGTATCGCTAAGTTTCTCAATGTCCTCAAATGCGTGTTTAGTTCCATTATTTATTTTCCTTTCCATTTCTACTGGGTTTTCAAGTATTTTTGCTGATAATTTGTAGTTTTTTATAAAATCAGAATACCTATTTAGTTCTCTTTGAGCCGCTTGGCTTTTAAGTGTTTGTTCTTGCAACTGCGTAGTCTGAACGGAAAAGTCATTTTGTAAACTTTCTAATGCCGCTTCCTGAGTTGCTATTGCACCTTCAAGTGCTAAGTTGTTTGCTGCGAGAGTTTTGTTCTCGCTGTAAAAATAATAAGTAGCTATACTAAGTACTAAAATTATTGCTATAAAAAATTGATTCATAATTCTTCTATTCTGTAGTTGAGTCCTTCTGCTCCACTAATTTCTACTAAGTCTCCGTCATGAGTTCTAAATTTTAAAAGTTTTGGAGTCTTTTTATAAAACTTTTTTACAATATACTCTTGATCATCTTGGTCACCCCAAGTATCATTATAACTAACTACTAATGTATATCTTGGAAATAACTTTGATATGAACCAGAGCCAATATTGTTTAATCTTCCCCATTGCCGCTCAGTTTTTTAAGTCCTGCTTTTGCGTCTTCTTCTGAGTGATATCCACACTCTCCACCTTTCCATTTGAAAAACCACATTCCGTCTTTTTCAAAAATAAAACCATCGTCATATGTTGGTGCTTTCATTGTGCTTTCTGGTGCTTTCATATCTTTTTTACTGTAATCATTTATCATTCTGGGCCTCCATTGTGTCGCCTCTTTGCTTTTTTCTGTTCCCAATGTTCTATTGCTTTCTTTATGCCCGATTCAGCTAATACTGAGCAATGGAGTTTGATTGGGGGTAATTCAAGTACATCTGCTATGTCCTTGTCTTTTATTAGTTTTGCCTCTTCTATTGTTTTTCCTTTTAGCATTTCTACAAACATTGTAGAGGAAGCGATTGCTGAACCACAACCATAAGTTTTGAATTTAACATCTAGTATTCTATCGTCATCATTCAACTTTAAGTCTAGTTTCATTACGTCGCCACAGGCAGGTGCTCCCACCATACCTGTTGCAACGTTGGGGTCTTTGGGATCAAACCTACCGACCGCGTGTGCAGAAGGGTTATTCAAAACATCTTCGAATCTTTGAACTACTTTCTGCGAATATGCCATTATAGCTTATAAGATAAAGTTAGTGAAACATTGTCAGAAAACTGACCATCTTTCGCCTCTTCCATAATCATAAGTCCAAGATCAATCTTGTCCCAAGATTTAGAAATACCTAATCCTTTCCAATTAGAGTCATCAGGGAATCTACCATAAGTAAATCCGACATCAACGACTTTAATGAAAGGAACATTTAGTACGACTTCCATATAGTCTTTTTCTGAGTCATCTGTATCTACTGAATATCCAAATCCTATTAAAGGACTTGAAAAACGTACAAATGCTTCTTCGACCATTTCAATGTCATTATCGTCCCAGCGGTATTGTATAACACCAACGTCCATAGATAATTTGTCTGACACCGCAAACTTATAGCCACCATATAGATCATATTCCAAAGAAGCGCTATCGTCTCCAAAATCAACCTCTGAAGCCCAAGCACCGACGAAGAAACCTTCGTAGTCTAATTCTACACCAGCTTGGAATGCACCTCCACCCATGGATTGAGTTTGACCTCTCCACATGTAGTCAGAAGTATATCCAACAAATCCATTCATGCCTGCAAAAACAGGGGTAATGGAAAATGCTAGTAGTAAAGTTAATAGTTTTTTCATATTTTTTCCTTAATCAACTGTGCATCAACCAGATGCTAACAATCACACTTAAGCCACCCACAATTATAGTGCCACAAGCACCAATCGCTATGGACTCTAAACGAGCGATACCTGAATCTAGTCTATCAAGCCTGGTAAAACAAGTTTTCCATCGTTCATCACACATTACTTCGTGCTTTGACATTCTCTTGTCTAGTTCTGCAATATCATTCTGATTTTTTGTGGTTTGCTCAGTCATGTAAGTTGTCTCAGTTCTTTGAATTAAAATTCTACAAAATTAATTATACCAAAAATCAAGACTCATGTCAAGAATTATTTTTTACTTGGTGATTGTATATATCTTTACGGGTTCAGATTTTCCCTTTACTGTGACTTCATCTAGAAACTTGTAGTCATAACCATCGACCCTACTATACTCTGATATTATGAGGTCTGTGTCATATTCTTTACAAGAACTTTCTAGCCTAGCAGCGAGGTTAACAGCATCCCCGAGAACGCTATAATCGAACCGATTATTACTCCCCATATTACCAACAACACAAAGTCCGCTATTAATTCCGCATCCAGTTCTAACTTCCGGGATTCCTTCTCTTTTAAATATTTCATTTAGTTCTCCTAAAGCGACTCTCATTTCGAGAGCAGCTTCTGTTGCTTTTCTTTCTTGCTCATCAATGTCTAGCGGAGCGTTCCAAAAAGCCATAATGCAATCACCCATATATTTATCGATGGTTCCACCATGTTTCATAATTATCTCAGTTTGATTAGTAAGAAAACGATTAACTATTTCCACAAGCTTTTGTGGGTCCTTCTGGTATTTTTCAGAAATCGGTGTAAATCCTCGAATGTCAGAAAATAAAAATGTAAGTCGTTTTGTCTCCCCACCCAATCTCAGCAAACTTGGGTCTTTTTGTAATTTTTTAACCAAGTCTGGGGATACATACGTCCCAAATTGTTTTTTAATTTGTCTACGCATCATAAATTGAGTGACAAAACTGCGGAAAGTTACGACTGTCCAGAATAGAAACGAGATAAAAATTGTTCCTGTGACGTCAAGTAAGTAGCCTAATCCAAAATAATACCAGGCTCCATAACATAAAGCTGCTACAGCTGATAAAAATATTGGAGCAGATAAATAAACATTTGTTGCGGTTACAAATAGTAGTAAAATTATTGTAATTGCAACTGCTATTTCGGCTGCTACTGCCCACACAGGTTCTGAAGGTGCATCTCCATGAATAAGTCCATGAAGAAGATTAGCCTGTACTTCGTGTGCGAACTTTGGTCCGCCTGGTGTTGGTACAGGATTAGCAACACCCTCTGCAGTTACTCCAAATATTACAAAAGTAGCACCTTCAAGTGGTTCTTTTAAGTAGTCTGCTGCAGATTGTCTATAAAATTGTGTATTCCATGTTGTCCATACTCTTGCGTTAGAGTCAGTACTAATTACAGGATAGTTAGGAATACGAATAGCTTCTACTCCTGTTTCTTTAGTAATAATCTGATAGCTTGGATCTCCAGTTCCAACCCTCAACATTTCAAGTGCAAAAGTTGGATATAAATTATCTTGAACGTTTACGACGAGAGGTACTCTTCTTACGAGTCCGTCTACTTCTGGTGCTGTTGTTATTAGCCCTACGCCTGCTGATACGTCTGCTAGGACGGGTGTTTGTCGTAAAATTCCTGGGTACTCGAATAGCCATGGTCTTGGATTCTCTCCTAATGCGGCAGTGCCTACATGAGGCCCTCCGTCTGTGGCTTGTGTTGAAGCCGTAAATGCTAGTACTGTTGCTACTTCTTCCAAATCGTTTC